GATGCCGCTTTGCAGTAGTGTGCGGACGATCTCACCGCAAGGAGTTGGCAATATCTGTAGCTTGCCGTATCCGTTGGCTCCATCCATCCACATTTCAGTGATTTTGTGACTTACGCGATCGAGATGTATCTGGAGTTCCTGTGGGTGATCACACTCACCAAGCACTCCGCTATCCTGCCTGATTGACTCATTCAGGGTCTCTACCGCCTTGCGGATCTCATTCACGGGATACACGCGACCGTTATGGTTGCGCAGACCGCCCTGTATGAAGATGCCTTTCATGTAGACATTCTTTGGTTGGCCCTCACCAGCCGATTCAGTGATGACTTCGGCTTTTGCAGTGTCGTAGGCGAGGTGTTCAACTAGCATATTATCTTTCATGACACTACCTTTGTAGTTGTGGTGCGATATTTAGTGACAGTTTGATAAACAGGTTCTAAATAGGTGTTTTTTATAAGAAAATACCGCAGGATCAATTCCTGCGGTATTTTTGTATCGTATCAGCTCTATCAATTACTTGCGCGGAGCGTGTGTAAGTGGGCTTGTTTGGTTGCCTTTACCAAATGTGCGATCGGTAGTATCTAGCGCACTCTTGCTATCTTCCTTGGCACCGTACTTGCCGCTCTGCTCATTTTCCATGCCATCAGTTGCCTTCTTGCGTTGGTTACCCTTGGCTTCAATTGGAAGCTTGTCGCTCTTTGGAGCTGCCTGTAGCGCATAACCATCTGCCTTAGGGCCAGTTCCTGTCTTGATCGGAGCTGCACCAAAACGTGAAGTCTGGCTTGGAGGAACTGGGCTGTCTTGCTTGGTATCAGCGTCGCGTGGACTAAACTTGCCTGAACCCACTTCTCCCTTGGTAGGGACGGTGACTTTCTCAAGTTCAACTGCTTCAGCGAGATCGTCGAAGTCTTCTTCGGTGAACATTTCGTCCATCTCTTCTTCGCCTTCTTCTTCGCCTTCGCCTTCTTCGTCGCTCATCTCTTCGCCGCCCATGTCATCCATGTCGCCCATTTCAGAGTCATTTGAACCACCTTCTAGGCGCTCAAATTCAGCCTTGAGATCTGCAAGTGCAGTTTCAAGATCTCCCATGGTGCTTTCGATATCGCTCATTACGTCGCCGCTCATTGCTTCGTCGTCCATAGCATCATCAGTTGCGACCATAGCATCGCCGAGATCGTCTTCAGCATCAGCCATGTCCATGTCAGCATCAGCTGCCATCATGTCTTCGTCTTCACCCATGATCTCTTCTGATTCGATCTCATTGCTGAGCTCGTCGATGTGATCGCTGTGGTGCATCATGTCGTGACGCAGCTGCTTGCCTTCGTCACCACCCAGTGTTTCTTCTTCCATGTCGTCATCAGCACTGATCAGTTCTTCGTGAATAGCACGAGCCTTTTCAATGAATACTTGATGCAGTAGGTCTTTTGCCTTGGCTTCGTCGCCAGCGACGAGATGCTCCAGGACTTGTTCTAGCTTACTCTTAGCCATTATCTTAGTCTCCTGTGTTGTAAGATGTTGTAACAGACTCGGCTGTATTTAATGACGACAGACGAATCAGGTGTAATATAGGTGAAAAATTACAGATTAATGACAGATACAGAGATCAGTAAACTTTCTGTATGTAATTCGTACCAGCAGGAGCACTGAGAGTTTCAGTTACTACGCTGCCGCCGCCATTTGGTATGGTAGCAGTTTGCCCATTAGCTATATACCAGCCAGTTGGTATGACACTGCCGATAGGTAACAGTATGATGCCATTGGTTGGCATTGGATTATCTATGAATGTCGTATGTATGATGATGTTACTGTTACCATAGAACACATTGCTGCCCCCGATAACACCGTCTAGTTTAATGTTACTGCCAAATGATAGCACGTTAGCAGGACCGTTGGCTACACCAGGAGTATAACCAAGCGCGGCTGTCACGTCATTTGAAGTGATGCTGCCACCGGCTATCACTATACCATTGCTGCCAACAGTTACGTTGGTATAATGGCCAGCTGCAACCACGCTATTAAGATTCACAGGAAGAGTAGCACCACTGCTACCATTGAAGCTCACGCTACCGCTAGCGCTACCCGACACGCTCAGTGTCATGTTGCTAGCCAAAGCATTGGCTGTCTTGGCTGTACCATAGAATTGGAAGCCGCCACTGGTAGTGGCCAATGTGATTCCTGGGCCAAGACCCTGAGGAAATCTAGATGCTAGTGCATAGGGCGGAGATGTGCTGTTTATCAGCACGCTGTCTGGCAAGCCAGCTTGAGGTATAGTAACAGCGCTCACAGCATAGATTATTTGATTGTTTGCCAGTGTTAGCGCGATGTCTGTGCCACCTGCCAAGCTAAGCGTAGCTGTACCAGCTGCACCATCAAATGGCGGAGTCAGTAGTTGCCAAACGCTGCCAGTGTAATACTTTAGGCTTTCGCTGATGGTGTCATACCACAACTGTCCAATTAAAGGACTGGTAGGAGCAGTGTTCTTGGCAAAATTTTGCAGCAGGTTTACGAAATCCTGATTCACATACAGACCAAAATTCACGCTGTTTGCGCCAATCAATGCCAAACTGGTGCTGGTAGTGTTAATGGTGCTGTCTGCTACTACGATGTTACCTTGGGCAGTCAGAGATGCTTGATAGGGTATGGTATAGGTCATGCCGGTGGACCTTCTTCCATAGGTGCATATTGTATCTCAAGATGATCTGCATGCACCAGATCTTCTAGATCCTTGGCAGCACGCATCTTCTTGAGCTTGTTAAGCTGAATCAATGTCAATCGAGGCCGCCTAGTATCGTGCAGATGTGCTTGATTAAATTTGTCATCTGATGGTGTGTAATAACCGGCATCAAACTCGTCAGCTCTCATTTTTCTTCCCCAACTGGCATATTTATGGTTGTCACGCGCCGCCAACCACGCCACCACCAGGCGGAGTCCCCGGAGTTGGAGGAACTCCTTCTCCTGCAGGAGCTGCACCTTCAGCCTCTGGTTCGCCGCCAAGATCGGCTGGTATTCCGCCTGGCGCCGGTTCAGCTGCTGATGGTCTAATACCTATGGCATTCATACCAGGAGGTTCGCTGCCAGCAGAAGTACCTGTCTTGGTCTTGACTTTATCTGCATTCTCTTCGCGCCACATCTCTTCGTTACGAGATATCTCGTCCTGGGTCCAGCCAAGATAGCGTTCTAGTGCAAATCGCTTGCTGACATATTTGGTAGCTTCTGTGCCCATCAGCGTGCTGAACAAGCCAATCTGCTCACCGTCTATCTGCATCTGCCTATAGTTGCTGAAGCTCTGAGCAGGGAAGAACTGCAGTTCAAAGAGGTTGCTCTGTATCTCTATGCCGCGATGCTTGAGGAACAGTTTGAACTCGTTGTCCAGTACAGGCGATAGAAGATTTTGCAGTCGACCGCAGTATTTGCTAAAGCGATATTCCTGCACGAATGCTACTCCAACCTTGCCATCATTATACACAGCTGTACCGTCATCGGGCCCAGTGGGCAGATAGCTGCTGGGCACACCCAGACCTCGTATCATCTTGTTGTTAAAGTACTTGAGATCGTCAATCTGGCCGAGATTCTCACCACCGCCTAGGTTTTCGATTCGAGTTCCCTTGCCTTCTGCGTTGGTAGCTAGGAAGAAATCTTCGTTGATGCTAATTGGATTGTAGCTGGCATCGATCACGCTGACACCACCGCCGGTCCTGTTGGGAATTCGGCGCTGATAGATCTCGTTCTTGATGCGCTCCACATACTGCATGGCGCGAGGACCACTTAGTGAACCAACGTCAATGTAGAAAACTCTGCGTTCAGGCGCACGCACGATGCGATAGATCAGTATGCAGTCCTCGAGCAGATCCTTCTGCTTGTAAACTTTGTAGATGCTCTCAAGTATGCTGGTACCAAATGGCCATTGGTTATCCATGCCTTCTGATAGGCTGAAATGCACCACGTGAGTAGCATCCACAGCTGTATCTTGCGGCATGTTGTCAAATCGGCTCTGTCTTGATCCTGGTGTGCTAGCCTGCCCATAGTTGTAGGATCCTGCACCGCTTGCTGGATTGCCACTGCGAGGATATCCTCCTGGAAACGCATATTGATCGTGCACCAACATGTTGCTGCCAACCAAGGTGTTGAGATTGAAATCCATCTCTCGGATCACATACTGCTCGATGCTCTTGCCCTTGTTCTCGTTCACGATGATCTTCTCAACCTTGGTTGGATCAATCCATATCAGTCGGAAAGTTTCTGGATCACGCACATAGATCTGATCACCATACTTGATGGTGTTACGGAACAAGCGCCACAGTCGCTGGCGCCACTTGTTGAGGCTGCACCACTGCTGTAGTGTTTCAGTCAGCAGCTTAATCTCAGTCTCGCTAAGCTTGCCTTTGTAATTGATTTCAAAAGGTTCTTCGTCTTTTTCAAAGCTCTGGGTGCTGAAATCACTGATGGTATCCAATGCTCGGCTGATCTCGCTGTCTAGATCCATCTGTTCGTATTGAACGTAGCGTTCTATTCGGTTAGGTGCACCACTGTACACTTCTGGTAGATAGCTATTATACTTGGCACTGCTGCCTGGTTTGGCATCACCGTCGCTGTTCCACTGTTCCATGCGCTGCTGCATGCGCGCCTGTGTTGGTACTGCTGAGAAGTATTTCTTCCACGATGCCATTATGATTTGCCTATCTTTGGTTCGATATTTATAGTATGCTAGCTGGCTACCGTGGTAATCAAATTAATGTACCACACCCTGTCCTCTGGCATAGGCTTCGCTGAGAGTGCGGGTAGAAGATTGTTCAGTCGAGATCAGAGCATCTAGCTTATCTATCATCTGCTGTAGCAATCCATTGGTTTGCCGCAGATCAGATGCGCCGCTGCTTGGTTGCGCTGCAGGAGTGCTTCCCTCAGT